CAGGGAGATGGATAACATAAGGAAAGAATTGAAAGTGAAAGACAAAAACCTGCATTCCATTACCTATATCTCCTCACAAGCCACCAAAGTTGATACTGTTAACTTTATTGACACTGTGTTTGTAGAGAATCTAAAGGTGGACACTCTGTTGAAAGATAAGTGGTATGAGCTGAAATTATCTCTTTCTTATCCATCTACCATTGTCACTAAACCCTCTTTTAAGAGTGAAAAGTATATAGTGGTGTCAGAAAAGAAAGAGACTGTAGGACCTCCAAAAAAATTCTTTCTTTTCAGATGGTTTCAGAAGAAGCACAAAGTATTGCGTATTGATGTTGTGGAGAAGAATCCTTACATCAGTGAGGGAAATGGAAAGTATATTGAAATTGTGAAATAGTATAACAAATAGGATATGGACAATACAAGAAAAATAGGGAGTTCAATGCTCAAGGATGACCCTAAGAAACTCAAGATTAAAATAAGAGAAGGAAGCATCAAGAGAGAGCATCTTGATCCTGTATTTGTGAATCTGTGGGATGATGTTCAGAAGAATGCCATCAATGTGAATACTCTTCAGGAACTTCTCAATCAGTACTATTCAACAATGCAGAATGCAATCAGTTTCAAAGGTGATATTGAAGTCATTCCAGCAGGTGAGACAAGAGATGTTGGTTTTACCTTTGATTGCATCAATGCAAGTGGTACTGTGATGCTTGACATTTATAAGGATGGTGTTCAAGTTGCACATCACAATGCAACATCATTCCCTTATCACTTTACAATAAGTAATGGTGGTACTGGTCTTTATAGATGTGAGGCTGATGTCAATGGTATTAAGTATGTAGGACTTTGGGATATTAAGGAAAGTTATGACTTTTGGATTGGTACAGGTGTTGATTATAACACTGTCTTGGCTAATCCTTCTTATAAGCATGTAGGTGCTTCTTCATTGAGTGGAACTTATTTCCTGAACCCTAATGCAGGAGATTACATTTATATCATCTGTAGAAGCAATGTCGTGCCAGCGTCTATTACAATGAGTGGATTTGAGGTTCCCTTCGCTATTGCTGATACTGCCACAATAGCTGGTGTTGAATACTCTGTATATGCTTCTGGCAATACTTACCAGGCTGGTAATATTGAGCTTGTTGTGAACGACATTCAGTATGATACGGACTCTTACATCGCTCATCTTATTGAGGAGGTCATCACAATCAAGACAAAGACTGATGACACTGAGGAGAAAGTAGAGACCATTGCTGATGAGGAGACAATAGAGGTTATACAAGAGGGTGAGAAGCAGGGCAAGATTGCCTTGAAGAACAGACCTATGAAGAGAGATGCGGTGACTGATGAGGTCATTCAGAAAGGTTATGTTATACTCAAGGAAGGTGATGATTTCAAAGAGGTGGTTGAAAGTTACACGGATGGCAATATTATCTTTGAGATTGATTATGCTTATGACCTTGATGGTGAGAGTGTAACTATACCTAATAATTGTATACTTAAATTCGCTGGTGGTAGTATTGCTAATGGTATACTTATAGGTAACGAAACTGTAATTGATGCTAAAGATGCTCTTATTTTTAAGAAGAGTGTAAATAGATATAAAGGTTACACTCTAAATGGTAGTGTTGGTGTTGCTGAGGCACCTGTTGGAACTACAGTGGTTCTTGATGGAACATGGGCCAATGACCATGTATCAATTTCGTGGAATGGTCTGGATACAATTTCGGAAAATGAGGATGCTTCACCGTTTATCAATGACTATATCCTTTTACATAAAGTTGGGTCTAAAATTAGTCTTCCTACTAGAATTTATGGAATATACAAGCAGATAATGGTCGAAGGTAGGGTTTTAGATGCTAATAACTCTATTTTTAACGTATGTTCTTTGGCTAACATTTATTCAAATAATGTACAAATACCAACAGACGCTTTAGCCCTTAATAGTACAAAATTCCCTAGAGGGCTTCCTCTGATGTATAATCATATTCATATTAAAGGACAAGGTTCTGAGCTTAAAAATCTCACTATAGATCAAGCAAATATTGAAGTTGGTGATGTAGTATTAGACACATGGGGCATTTATGGTCTTTGTGGTAAGAGTGGTAATTATGATGTCAAGATTACAAATGTTCATTTTAACAATGCCGCAGAATGTGGTTTTCTTGGCATTAATGGAACAGGTAATATTACATTTGAAAATTGTTCTTGGAATGGTTCTGGAGAGCATGAAGTTTATGGCATACCTGTGTGTAATTCTGTTGTTTTCAAAAACTGTAGTTTTACAAATTGGGAGAACCTTCAGGCTGTTGCAACTGCTAGGGGTACTGCTTTTGCCATCAAAATTGTTGAATCGGCGAATACTGTGGCTACATGTAATCTTGTTATTGAGAACTGTATATTTACTAAAGGCAGTTCATATAGCACTTATATGGCTAACATTACTGCTGAGACAACGCTATTCAAGAATTGCAAGACAGATACTCCTGATTGCGCTTTTAATCTAAGTAGTGACATTACAAAAGTACTTACAATAAATGTTGACGGTTGTGATGGTATTCCTTGTGACATTACATGTTATCCAGGTATCTATAATGTAAAGAATAGCCGTGGTACTTCCGTGTGTATGAGAGTAGCAAGATTTATAGAGAACTGCACACTTGAGCAGAAATATATATCAATGACTTCTGATACTAGAGGTACAGCCCCTCAAGCTGTTACTACAGATGCTAGGTATCTAGATATTAAGGACACTGTTATAAACGTAAATGGTAACGCTGATGAAAGTTTGTATGCAGTTATTGTTGGCGCTTATTATGTGACTTACACTAACTGCAAGATTATTGATGATAACGGACATCACAAGTATTATCAGACTTTCAAGACTAACACTAGTGATACTGCAATCGAAGATGTAAGCCCTACACTTGTGTATGATTCCTGTGACCTCTCTGTTGGTCAGAGATATACGGCTTACCTGAATGCTGCACAGTTTGATGTAACGTTAAAGGATACTACAATTAATGGTTATCGTTATTTTGACTCTGGTTATAATGATAAACTGTGTGCTGTTAAAACAGCCAAAACACTTACTATAAATAATAGTAGTTGTGTTGCTTATAAGAATGGTACTGTGCTTGATTTGTATAGTTCAGGCGTGACAAGTATAACCACTGTAACACCTACGCTTAGTCCTTCCAATCCATCATCTAATGCTGGATTGATTAAATATGATAGTGCATCAGGCAAGTATCTAACTTGGAATGGGACTAAGTGGGTTGAGGAAGACGGTGCTACTGCTGGCGTGACAAGGAGTGGCACATTCGCCAATAAGCCAGCGGCTGCTAATATTTATGTAGGATTCAAGTATTTCTGTACTGACAAGCAGACTACAGAGGGTGCAACAAACGGCATTGAGATTATTCACAAGGGAAGCGATGTATGGGTTGATGCCCTTGGCAGAGTTGTAAGTTAAACTTAAAACAAGGAATAGATATGAAAGGAAACAATACAATCCCCATTGGAGGGGAATTAGAGAGCAAGGCTACAAACAAGGTTGTAGTAAGTGCTGAGGGTGTGTATGACTATGTGAAAGGTAAGAGTCAGGAAAGCGTGAACAGCGAGGTGGCTTCTTCTATTGACATTCTTAGGGCTGCTTATAAAGGACTCACTAGAAATAACATTGTGGTGCTTAGTTCTGAAGATGACCTTCCAGCAAGTGGTGAGGAAAATATATTATACAGAAAAGCGAATAGTGGAGGTGTAAGTTATACTGACTGGTTATGGTATGATAATGCCTGGGTCGAGATGGCTGAATATAGCAGTGTAGATGTTGATAATATTCAACATCTAGATGAAACTATTCTTACTCTTACAGATACAGAAAATGTTATATCAATAGAACATCCCATTTATTTGGCAAAAGGTGGAGGTTATACAACTATCCTTCCTTACATAGGAAAAAGGAACCTTTCTTTAACAGTAAAAGGAGGCAGTGGATGCACTATTGTCGTCCGTGCAAAAAACAAAGCAACTGGCAATAACGTCACACTTTACAATAGTGTTCTTGACAGTGATGAAGTCCTAATAACAAACAGCAGGACCGACCTTGATTTGATTGACTTGCAAATAGCATGCTCAAGTAGTTCGGCTAGTAGTTTCAACGGTTCATACATCATCACTAAAGAGAACCAAGTTGCACATCTTACACAGATTGAGGAGGATATTGAAACTACCGTAGATTCAGTCGCATCTGTCAGTAAGTCTGTTGCCACTCTTGACAATACAGATGAACTATCGACAATAGACATTCCTCTTACACTTGCAAAGAGTGCTACGGAAATTATCATCCCTTATCTGGGATTTGGTGAAGCATCGATTACAATCAAGGGTGGTAATGGTGTTGGTGTAAGTGTTCTTGCTACTAATAAGGCAACAGATGTTGGAATTACTTGGTTCAGTGGAACTCTTGGTTCTGATAGTGTAACTATATCAAATCCGAGACCAGACTTGGAGTTCATCAACTTGCGCATTATGTGTAATAGCAGTAGTGCTTCTGCTTTTAATGGCACATATTCAATTACAAAGCCGAATAATGTAGCTGACAAGAATAGTGTTCAGAATATCAGCAATGAGTTATTTGACCTTGATAATATAGATTCTGTTTCAACTTATTTTGATGTCAATGCCAACAAGGGTAGTAGTACTATCCTCACACCATACATTGGCAAGAAAACAGCGTCATTTTCAATTAGTAATCCTAATGGAGCGAAAATAAAGTTGTCCTCTAAAAACAAGGCTACTGGTACAGGTATTGCATGGACAAACACAAGTGGCGATGGATGGACTACTGACACAGAGGTTACGGGTGTCAATCCAAGGACAGACCTTGAGATGATCAATCTTACTATAGCAGTAGCAAGTGGAAGTGGAGCTAATTTCAAGGGTAGGATTGCAATTACAAAGGACAACAGCATCTTGCGTGATGACTTTGTGCATGAGTGGAAATCTCCTTTTGGAAAGTTGTGTACTTTTGATTTCACTTGCCCTACTCTTCCAGCTCTTCCACCAAGGCCTACTGGAAGTTATCCAAGTTATACTAATCCGCAGCAGCCCGGGGAGTGTCTGGCGTATTTCTACGACTTGTATGATAACCTTGTAGAACTGTATCCTGACTATATCACAAAGGTGGACCTTATGAGTGAGGCTGAAGGTAAGAGTTATAGTTGGCTACCAGATGGTGTGAGCAGTATTACTAAGCCAGAGGCAATGAATGCTTATCCTATTTACGCTTATAATTTCAAGCCTGTGCTTGCTCCAAGGCGAGGTGACGTTACCACAAGTAGGGTAAAACCTGTCAAAGTTATGATTCTTGCTGGCACACATCCTGAGTATCTTTGTATATATGATACGTATCTTATGATGAAGATGATATGTGAGCAGTGGGCATCGTACAAGGACTTAGAGGACTTGAGGTGGAATGTTGAGTTGTATGTCATGCCTTGCGCTGGTGCTGATTGTGTAGATAGATGGCAGAGGAAGAACATCAACGGAGTTGACATGAATAGAAATTGCCCTACAAAGGGCTTTTCTGTTAGTGGTGAAGGTACTGAGACATATACTGGTCCTTATGGTGCAAGTGAGTATGCAACACAAATTCTAGGGCATTATCTTGAGACTGTTAAGCCAGACGTGTTCATTGACCACCATAACACTCAATCTCCTTCTGCGAGCAATCCTGGAGACGGAAAGAACATGATGTATTTCCAAGTCAACTCTCAGGAGATGTTGGACATCAGCGGTGATGTGATTTCACTATCGACAAGGAAATGGAAACAGAGATATACAAACATATTTCCAAATGTGAATGTCACTCCGTATGTGATGTTCGGATATACAAGAAGTGACTTGTATGCCTCATCAAGGGCTAGGTGGGCGTCTGAACTTGGTGCTAAACTGAGTGCCACAGCGGAAAGCAATGCTCATATTATTTACATGAATGGTGTAATAGATTGGACAAACAGACCCGCTGCTTATGGTAGTGAGGTTGTGACGTGTGCTGTTGAGTGGATGATTAATTTTGTCACAAGGTGCGCATCAGAGGTTCCAATTACATATGATGATGATTTCAAATACGAAATTTAGCAACATGATATGACTTATGATGAGGAACGTGAACTTCTCAATCTTACAAGAGATAATAATAGAATGCTAAAAGAAATCATAGCTTATATCAACTTGCATGGTAATCATACAGATAAGTAAAAGAATTTATGATGAATGTTGTAGCTAATTTAGTTTCTAACAATATAAATATAGAATGATTATGACAAAGAGAAAGACAAAGAGACCTAAGCCTATGACACCAAAAGCTGGTTATACACAAAAACCAAGAAGGTATGGTGAAGGAGGAAAAATTAAGAAGGGGGCATAAGCTCTTTATGTATATGCTAAAGGTAATCCCCATGCTTATTGCAGGGGTTTACCTTTTGAATACAATATTGTCGTTTGCAGGCATTGATGCTCCAGTGCTTTCACTTATAGGAGGAATGTCTGTACTCTCATTGCTGTTTCTTTACAGAGCTTCTTATTCATTGGGATTTTGTGAGTATCACAGAATGTTTTTGCATTATGTGGTATTATCTGATTTGATTGCCTACTATGACATGTGTTTTGGAATACCTCTTGATGACAGAACTCTGTTTAGTGTAAATATGATAATTGCAGGTGTGTTTATTTTTCTTATATTATATATGAAATTTAGAAAATGATTGACTTGAGAAAACTTGTAGTCAGGACTATGAGGAAAGTTGCCAAGGATATTGAGGCAGACAACTGTGAGATAACAGAGGATGAGGCAATGGAAATCCTCAGTGTTATAAGCCATCAACCACTGAGTAAAGACCAAGCTTGTGAATTTCTCAATATGTCAAGGAGTAAGTTTGATGGGCTTGTGAGAGAAGGCAAGATACCCAAGGGAAGGAAAGTCAGTGGATATAAGGAATTGAGATGGTATAAAGATGAATTACAAAAAGTAACGTTTTAACCTGTTAACTACCTGAAAGTTAACAGGTTATTTTATTTTCAGACATCGTTTCAAAAGCCGTTTTTGGAGTTTTAATTTTGCATTGTATTCGGATACATTAGTACAAACAAGATTAAAACTTTATTTATCATGGGTGAAAATGGTGTATATGTTTTTCCTGAGACTGCTAAGGCAGCTTCAAGTATTGACCCAAATCTTCTTATGGCTTTGAATCAGAATGGTGGTTTCAATGGAAACGGCTCATGGATTTGGTTCCTTTTCATGTGGATGTTGTGGGGTAACAACGGTAATGGCTTTGGTAACAACAATGGTACAAGCTATCTTGCCAACCAGATTAGCAATAGTGAGGGCAGGGACTTGCTTCTCCAAGCTATCAATGGCAGAGCTGATGCTCTTGGACAACTTGCCCAAATCACTAACACAAGTGTGGATGCAGTGAGAAACGCTGTGAATAATATTAACACAGGTATTCTTCAGGTAGGTTCACAGGTTGGCATGAGTGGACTTCAGGTACAGAATGCCATTCAGGCAGGTAATGCTGCTTTGAGCCAGCAACTTTGCCAGTGTTGCTGTGAAAACAGGTTGGCTATTTGTAACCAGACAAATGCCCTTCAGTCACAGATGGCTGCAAACCATGCAGCTGCAACCCTTCAGGCAGCACAGTCTGAAGCAGCAGACCAGCTTGCAGTGTGTCAACAAACCAACCAATTAGGTTCACAGGCTGACAGGAATACCAATAGCATCCTCGGTGCTATTCAGAACCAGAATGCAATGATTGTGGACCAGTTCTGCCAACTGAAGGAAAGAGAGCTTCAAAACAAGATTGATACACAGAGCGATATCATCACACAGCTTAGGGGACAAATCAGCAATGACAAGCAGACTGAGGCTTTCAATCAAGCATTCAACACTTTGAATGAGAAAATCAACATCTTGTCTGCCAAGTCACCTAACACTGTACCTGTGGTGTATCCAAATTTGACGGCGGTTAACAACACCCCTTATACAGGATTCAATCCTTGGGGTTGTGGACAGAGTTACTGGGGTTAAAAATCAGAAGCTATGGCAAGGTTTCCTTTTCAGTATGTGAATATCAATGGTATTCCTACTATTAAGACACAGACTGTTGTTGTATCAGACACCGCTGTTACTTTCAAGTTTGCTCCAGACTTTGATGGCAGGCCTTTCAGGGGACTGATACTTGTGTATATCTCAGAAGCCATACCTGAGGGTACTACAACCACATTGCCTGTGCAGTTCTCAATGGCTGGCACTACAAGCAATGTGACATCTGCTGGTGGTTCCAATGTGACTGTGGCAGACCTTCCAGGTGTAGGTATTTACTTGGTTTATTTTGACAGATGGGCTGACACCCTTCAGATGTTGAACGTGATTTAATTTAAGGACTATGTTTTCAAACTTAACTCAGAACAGTGTGATTTACCTGCTTGACTTGAAAGGGAACCCTAAAGTTTCAAGTGGTACAGTAGAGAGGGTTTCAGTGCCTATGCCAAAGTATAATTCTTTCAATCCCGGGCTTGAAATGGTAGTTGATATCGTGGCAAGTATCTCAGGTGAGAGGAGGGAGTTCAAAGGTGTACCTAATGGCTCTGTGGCCAACTTTGGTGACAATGCTTTTGTGATAGCGGAAAACAAGGAAGCTCTTAATTCTTATGTATCGGCAATGTTGAACAATAGCAAAAGTGTGCTTGAGAGCATTGAGAAACATCAGAAACTTGTAAAAGCTTATGAGGAGGCAATGCAAGAGCTTAACCCTGAGATAAAAGCTAATGCTGAAAAAGACAAAATGTTGTTTGACCTTCAGAGACAAGTGGCAGAACTTACTGCTCTGATTAAGTCTGGGAACGTTAAAACAGAATGAAGCTATGATAGTATTAAGATTTAGAGACAATGAGATGCATGAGGATATCCTTAGGAAACTCAAGAAGATGAAGAGATTTGCAGAAGAGCTTGAGAAGTGCATCGAGGATAAGATGGATGAGCCTGAGTATAGGGAGGATGAGGATTATGACGATGACGATTCTCCCAAGGGAAGGTTCGGCTACAGAGGTTCTTACAAGTCTAACAGGAGGATGTGATTATGTACCACAGGAATGCTGGAAGCTATGATACAATACCTGAAGGTATGATGAGATATCTCAATCATTATGGGTGTCACTTTAACAAGAAATTGTGTGAAGAAGCTGTCAGCAGGATGTTTACTGTGAACAATGGAAGGAGGGAATACATCAAGCCTTATACAAAGGATGAGGTGGAGAGTATTCTCTCCTCATACAGCGTAACTCTTGAGAGAAATAAGTTGTATGATGCTGTCTATGTCGCCAACATGGGAAAAGCCGATTTCTTGGGAAAGTCCATTCCAGATGAGATGCACCTTGCACTTTATATCAAAGATGTCATAGATGACGCTGATGCTGATGAGGGTTATGTCTTTAATAGGTTCTACGCTGATTGTATGTTCATGGACAATCCTGTTGACTGGGATGATGTGATATGAGAAAACACATTCTTAACATAAAATCTTACTGGAAGGTTGTGGTCTTTATTGTGGAAGACTACAACCTTTTCGGCAATGTTATATCTTCTCTCAGAAGCCTTGGTTGCTCTTGGGAAAACATCAAAGAGGTATTTGAGTCTTTATACCATGGAAAAGCAATGGCTTTTACATACAGTAATCTTGAAAAACACACAAGTGTTATGGTCTTTGGTAAACACAACAGTAAGCCAGATTTCTTAAATTCTATTGTGCATGAGTGTGAGCATGTGAAACAAGCAATGCTCAAAGCTTACAAAGTAGAGGATAAAGATGAACCTCCTGCATACACCATGGGGTATCTTGTAAGCAAGATGATTAGTGTGTTACGTTTGCATACTTGCTAGTATTTTCCTTATTGGCTTTCAAAAGCCTCCATTCCCTTTTACCTTTGCTACATTAAACGTAAAAGAAAATGGAACATACAGTTAAGACATTATCAATGCTGGTTGGCGGTGCTGTGGGATGGTTTGTGGGTGAATTTAGTCCTGCCTTTCCATTGATGCTTATAGCCATTGCCTTTATCCTCTATGATTCATGGTCAGCTTTTGAGCTAGATAAGAGGGTGAAGAAGACATATCCTGACAAGCACAAGAGACCTGCGAGATTTGTGAGTTATAAATTCTGGAATACAATTCCCACAATCATAGAGAGTCTTGTGGTGATACTCCTTGCCTACAGTGTTCAGAAGTGGGTGTTTGTGGATATATACATACCACTTAGTTATGTAGCTGCTGGGGTGATTGCCGCAGGACAATTTGTAAGCATTGCTGAGAACAAATGTTCATGCAGGGGGATACATGACAAAAACTACAGATTGTGGAAAGTGTTGTCAAAGATTTTCATTGATAAAACAGAAAGACATTTTGACGTGGATTTAAGTGATTTGAAAGATGGAGAAGGAAAAGATACTGATTGTGCTGGGAACTGCACATCTAAGGACAACACCAGGGAAGAAATCTCCTGATGGTTCCTTTAGGGAATACAGTTATTCAAGGGAAAGAATTGAAGCAATTAAACTTCAGCTTGAGGACATGGGATATTCAGTAGTTGTTGACTATGAGTCTCCAGAGCCACTTCCTGAGTGGACTGCAAAAAGAGACAAGTATGGCTATGTGGCTGAGCAGAAAGAAGAACTCAGACACAGAGTCAAGGTAGTCAACAGTTATTGTGGTAAAGGTAAACAAGTTGTATATGTGTCAATTCACACTGATGCTATGAGTGGTGATGGTTTTTGGCATACAGCGTCTGGTTTCTCAGTGAGGGTGTCTCCAAACGCTTCTAAGAAATCAAGGAAACTTGCCAAGATATTCACAGATAGAGCAAGAAAAATGAATATGCTTGGTAATAGGTGTGTACCTAAAGAAGGTTATTGGGAGCAGAATCTCTATGTTCTGAATTATACCAAGTGCCCAGCTGTTCTTACAGAAACAGGTTTTCAAGATAACAAAAGAGAGATAGCATGGCTTTTGTCAAATGCTGGTAAGCACATGGTTGAGAGGTTGCATGTAGAAGCTATAGCTGAATTTTGTGAGAGTTTGTAAATAATATATACAATGGAAAAGATAGAGGTCAACGAATTTCAGACTCCTGTGACAGAAGAACTTTTAGCTAAATATCCACAGGAGGTACAAGATGAGTTTATGGAACTGTTGCATACAGTTCCTTTTATTAAGAATTTGATATCACCATCGAGGCAGAGGGCTAAGGATAGACCAAGAGATGAAAAGGGAAGAATAATAGTGGATTTGGCAAATCCTCATATATTAGAGGATATGGATTATTTCAGACCTTCTGCATTGCACTTCATCAAGTATGGAAAATATACTGATTTTAGACCCAACAAGAATCCTAATTCAGCCTTTGGTAAATGGATAAGGCAAGAGATACACAGGTGCTGGGAGGGAATGGTAAGGCCTTCTGATGGTGAATGGGTTACAGGATTGATGTATTTTTATCTCAACTATGTGCCCATGATGGTTACTAAAGCTTCAGATAACCCCAACAAAAGAACCGCATCCCGTGTTGAGGGATTTCCTGAAGTATGGGAATCTACATATTGGAGATTTCATTATTTAGACCAAGCAAGAAGTGGTGGCCTTTATAATAAGTTTGAAGGTGGAAACCATGCAGTTGAGTTGTCAAAACGTGGTTCAGGTAAGAGTTTTAGTTTAGCTGCCATTATGGCACACAACCTCATATTGGGACAAAGCCGAGAGGCTCACAAGAGGACAACAACAATCCTTACAGCATACTTGAGGGAATATCTTGCTGAGAAAGATGGTACTCTTTCAAAGTTTACCCCAATTAAGTCATTTCTTGCTGAACACACACAATTTCCAAGAAGAATGTTGATAGATTCACCACACAAGATGTCATGGAAATCTGGTTATAAAGATAAGCTTACTGGAGCTGATACTGGAGACCAGAATATTCTTTTAGGACTGTCTTCAAAAGATGATGAAGGTAAAATACGTGGTAAACGTGGTGACATATTATTTGAGGAGTTTGGTTCATTCAAGGGACTTATTGATATTTATAACAATGTGAGGGATGGAATGAAAGAAGGTAAGTATGTTTACGGATTTGCATACTTAGTTGGTACCAGTGGTGATAGTGATTCTGATTTCCATGGAGCTCAAGAACTTGTCTATAACCCACAAGGATATGATGTTTATGCCTTACCAAATGTGTGGGACAAACCCAATCAAGGAAGACCTTGGTTTGCATTGTTCACTCCAGCCTATGTGTGTACCAAAGGATTTTACAACAAAGATGGGGTTTCTGATGTAACAGCCTCACTTTTGTTTAGGTTGATGGAGAGGTATGCCGCCAAATATCAAACTGATGACCCTACAACTATCATCAAAGTTGTGAGTAATATGCCTTTCACTCCAGCAGAGGCTATGATTAAAAGTACCACTACATTGTTTCCAACAGTGGATATTGACAACAGGCTTCTTGAGATTAACTCTGACCCCAACTTTTATGATAATGTTTACACAGGACAACTTGTAATCAATGATGACAAGGTGGAGTTCTCTCCTACATCTGATGTTCCAATAAGATTCTACAACTCTAAGGACAATAAGAATATGAAAGGCGCTGTGGAGATATTTGAGATGCCACAAAAAGATGACAAGGATAATGTGTATGAAGGAAGATACATTTTGTCGAGTGACCCCTATGACAACGATGAATCTACAACCAACTCTCTTGGTTCTACTTTTGTACTTGACCTTTGGACAGACAGAATTGTTGCTGAATATACAGGAAGACCACCTATGGCTGACGATTACTTTGAGATAACAAGAAGACTCTGTTTGTTTTATAATGGAAGACTTAATTACGAAAACAATAAAAAAGGTTTGTATGCACACTTTGTGAAGATGAACTCCACTTATCTCCTTACAGATACCCTTGAGATACTTGTTGATAAACAGATGGTGAAAACAAGGGGATACGGTAATGTTGCAAAAGGTACAAACGCTACTCTTGCAGTTAATGGATGGGCAAGACAGTTGATAGCTAAGTGGCTTCTTTTACCTAAAGAGAAGTTTGTCAAAGAAGGTGAAGAGGAGAAACAGGTGACAGTCCCTAACCTTTATTTTATTAAGAACAAAGCTCTTCTTATAGAACTTTCACAATGGAATCCACTTGGAAACTTTGACCGTGTAAGTAGTCTTGGTATGCTGATGCTTCTAAGAGAAGACAAATTGAAGTATATGGGAGGAGAATACAAGTTTGGAAATGAGGATGCCTATGACCCTGATAACAAGTTGAATGACCCTTATTTTACTGACAATTACAAGAAACCAGTAGATTATGACCATCAGTTTGAGTTATGGGATAATTAGTAAAAGACTAATGGGTTTGCTCTGAAACAAATGTGTTCTTATTTTTGCTCAAAAACTTGACATTATGAATAGTGTAGATATACCAAATGGCTTTCCATGCCAGCAGCTGTCTTATAAACAAAAAGGAATGAAGTGGAGGAAAAAGTGCATTGACTATGCAGATTCCAAAGGGTCTGAAATGTTCTATTCTCCTGTTAGGAAATCAGTGTTGCATAAAAGAATCAACTATGACCTTGTGAACATGAAACTCCACACTGAGGATATAGAATATGTACTCAATCCCCATAAGTTGAAAGCCAACCATATACCAACGTCAATACAGCATTATCCCATTATTAATGCCAAACTTGAGCTTTTAAGAGGAGAGTGCATCAACAGGGAGTTCACATGGAATGTTGTTGTGACCAATCCCAATATGGTGAGTGAAATTGAGAATCTGAAAAGAGATGTAATTTATCAGAGCCTCCAAAGCCTTGTGCAGTCTTCTGCTGTTTCAGAGGAGGATTTTGATAAGAAACTTGAGGAGCAAGGTGATTTTTTCACATATCAATACAAGGATTTCAGAGTTGTGAGGGCTACAGAACTTCTCAAACATTACATAAAGGAATATGACCTCAAAGACTTGTTTGACACACACGGTATCATGGATGCCATGATTGTTAAAGAAGAGGCATATCTCAATGATGTTGTTGGTGGTGAGCCTGTTGTTGAGAAACTTGATCCTCTTCATCTCAGAGTATTCAGGTCTGGCAATTCTAATAGAATGGAAGATGCTGACATGATTGTTTATGAATCATACAAGAGCATAGGGTGGGTTTACGATAATTACTATGATGTTCTGAAACCGAAAGATATCACTTATCTTGAAAATGTACTCTCAGGTAAATCTGGTCCTGGAAGTGATGATTGGGATGAAAGGAATGAGTTCATAGACATGTCGATGTTTGAGGAATACCCTAATGCCAACTCTGAGTTCATCTCTACATTTTTTGGAGATTCCTATAACCACATTATGGCACCTTTTGACAATCAGGGAAATGTCAGAGTGCTCAGGGTTTATTGGAAATCAAGAAGAAAGATAAAGAAGATAAAGTCTTATGATTCACAGACAGGTGAGGAAGAGTTTCACTTTTATCCAGAAACTTATGTTCCAGACAAAATGAGGGGTGAGGAAGAAGAGGTGTTTTGGATAAACGAGGCTTGGGAAGGAACCAAGATAGGCACAGATATCTATGTGAACATAAGACCAAGACCTGTGCAATATAATTCACTTTCAAATCCTTCAAGATGTCATTTTGGTATCATAGGACAACTGTATAACATAGGTTCTTCAAACTCTCCTTCAATGGTTGATAAGATGAAGCCTTACGCTTATTTGTATGATGCTGTGTATGACAAATTATATAAACTTCTTGAATCCAATTTGGGAAAGCTCACAATATTTGACTCAGCCAGTGTTCCAGACTCATGGGATGTGAGCAAGTGGATGTACTTTGCTAAAACCTTGCATGTTGCTGTGAGAGATTCATTCAATGAGGGAAAGAAAGGTGCTGCCACGGGTAAGCTTTATGCAGGATTAAATACCGCAAACAACGGTGTTATTGATGCTTCTGTTGGTAATGAGATACAGTACAACTTCCAGCTTCTTGAACTCATAGACCAGCAAATGGGAAAGGCTGTTGGCATATCACCTCAAAGAGAAGGACAGATAAGCAACAGGGAAACTGTGGGAGGTGTTGAGAGGGCAACACTTCAATCAAGCCACATTACAGAAAGTTTGTTTGCACAGCATGAGAACTTGAAAAGAAGGGAACTTGAATGCCTTCTTGAGACAGCCAAAGCTGCCATGAGGGGAAGAAAGAAGAAGTTTGAGTACATTACATCTGATGGTTCGAGGAAGATTATGGAGATAGACGGTGATGAGTTCTGTGAGTGTGACTATGGAATCATTGTTGACAATACCCCTATGATGCAAGCTTTGCATCAGAAGATGGATGTTTTGGCTCAGGCAGGTCTTCAGAATCAGTTGATAGACTTCTCCACCATGATGAAACTCTACACTTCAGACTCGCTTGCTGAGAAGATAAGGATGATTGAGGCTTGTGAGAAGAGGATAAGACAACAGCAAGAGCAACAGATGCAGCAGCAACAGCAGATGCAACAGCAAATGTTGGAAGCTCAGGCACAACAGAAGCAACTTGAGATGGAGCAGCAAGACAGGCTCAACGAGAGGGATAATGACACTAAACTTCTCATTGCCCAGATACAAGCACAGTCAAGCATTGATGCTTCTGTTGCAAGAGCATCAGGATTCACTGAAACTCCTATCCAGCCACTTTCTGAGAAAGACAGAAGAGAGCTTGAGAGAAAGGAACAAGAATTCAGGGAGAAAAACAAACTTGACAGAGAGAAGATGGCTCTTGAGAGGGAAAAGATTAAGAGTCAGGAAAGAATAGCCAAGGAAAAAGCTTCACAATCTCCTAAGAAATGAAAAGCCACCCTGTAATCACTACAGGGGGGCTCAAGTGTGTTAAGGACTTCTGGCGTGAAGTCTTGGCAAAAATAAATTCAAATCAATACAAGAACAAGATTTATGCGTTAAATAAAGTGAACGTATTTGTTTTATATAAATTACAGTTATCTTTATACAATTTCTTGTATAAATTTGCATTGCGTAAATTCTCTAAAGAGGGTAGGGTAATCGGTGATTAGCTTTTTTCAGTCAGATGGTTTTTATTGTTGGATAGTATGTTTACTCCCTACCCTCTTTTTTATGGCTCAGTAGCTCAGGTGCATAGAGCACATCTCTCCTAAGGATGGTTGTCATGGGTTGGAGCCCCATCTGAGTCACAACGTATTTTGATTACTAATACAGTTTAGATTTTCTCCTTCTTGCTTGTGAAAGTAGGGAGGATTTTTATTGCTCACACTTATATGAGTATAAGTTGAAAATTTATGCCATTTCCTTCTCCCAAGCCTTTATTTACTTTTGCTTCAAGTTTTAACAAAAAAAAGGAAAAGATATGGAAGGTTTGAGTTTGGACATGCTGAGTAATGAGGAAGTGACAAACTTCTTTGACGAAAGCAACAATGAGACAGAGGAGATTCAGGACACCTCTGAAAAAACAGAAAATACAGAAGAAACAAAAGATAACACTACCGAGGTGGATTTCTCAGACTTGGGATTAACATCAGAGAGCGTAGGTAGTGGAAACGCAAGGGGCAAGGAGACACCTGCATCTAGTGACGCTGGTACTCAAAACAACGACCTCTTCTTTTCCATTGCCAAGGCATTGCGTGATGAAGGTGTTTTCCCTGACCTTGATGACGAGACACTGAAAGGTGTCAAAGGCGCAAGTGATTTCAGAAAATTGTTTGATGACAGGGTAAAACTGGAGTTCAATGAGAGAGCAAGAAGGCTTGAGGATGCCCTCAACGGAGGTGCTACTACCGATGAGATGAAAGCTTATAACCAAAGCATGAATACTTTGGGTATTCTCAACAATGAGAATTTCATCAATGCTCTTAGTGCTGAAGGTGATGAAGGTGAGAAAGCAAGGAGACAAATCATGTTGACAGATTACATCAACAGGGGATTCTCAGAGGAGAGAGCTAACAAGATGATTGAGAAAAGCATTGCTGATGGAACTGACATTGAGGATGCTAAAGAAGCTTACACTGCTTGCAAGAATTACTTTACAAGACAGGTGAATGACTTCCAGAACATGTTCAACCAAAGAGCAGAGCAAGCAAGAAAAGAAGATGAGGCAATGGCAACCAGCATCAAGGACATGATGGAAAAAGGTGATTTCTTTGGAGGTCTCAAGGTTGACAAGGTGACAAGACAGAAAGCTTATGAGAACATTACAAAGCCAGTGGTCAAATTGAAAGATGGCAGAGTTCTCACAGAACTACAGAAATACCAGATGGAGCATCCTAAGGAATATGCTGCCAACATGGGGATTCTCTATACAATCACCAATGGTTTCAAAGACATGGAAAAGATTGTGAAGGGAAAAGTCAAGGAAGGTATGAAAAAGGGTTTTGCTGAGCTTGAGAGTGTCATCAACAACACAAGGAGAAACTCTGACGGAGTGCTTAATCTTGCTAATGATGCTTTTGATGATGACAGGTCAAACTGGGAACTTGCGCTGTAATAGACAGCAAATATCTTAACCGCTTAAAAAGAAAATTATATTATGGCAGGACAAATTGGACAGTTTACAATGAGGCATTTCCGAGGTTGGGGAGCCCAGATTACCAAGAGGAATCACATCAGCAGCCTCTTTGGTGCCAAGGGAGTGCAGAAAGTCTCAGGTGTTATGGTGCAGCTTATGGCTTTCGAAGGTGGCACTACGTTTGACACAATGCTCTCAGGTCTTCCAGTGAAGGAGTTTGAGAGTGGCGATGATTATGTATGGGATGTGATTGGCTCTACTGACAGGCTTATTCCGCTTATTGAAGCAAGGGATGAGAATGGCACAGTGGTGACACATGACCCCAACAATCCCACTATGGTTGGTGCTGGTACAGCTCCTTTCTACCTTGTGTTCAGGGAACACTGGTTCTTCAAAGGTGAGACTATTGAAGGTAACCTTGGAAACCGTTATCCACTGCGTGTTCTTGAAGACCCCAAGGAAGAGGGTTCTAACTATGTTTACAAGGTTGAGACCATGGCAGGTATTACAGCAGGTGTTCCTTCTGAGAGATTGAAGCCGGGTGAGCTTTTCTCTTATGGTGCAGCTTTTGTTGAAGGTGGTCTTTCAAGGAGAGTTGGTGGTATTCGTCATGCAGTTCCTGTGACTGTAAGGAATGAATGGTCACATATCCGTATCCATCACAAGGTTTCTGGTGATGTGATGGATGACAAACTTGCCATTGCTCTTCCAATTAAGGAAGGTAACAAGGGTATAAGGGAAGTCCATACATGGATGCACAATGTTGACTTTGAGCTTGAGAAGACATTCCGCAACTACAAGAACTATGCTTGGGCTTGGGGTAGAAGTAATCGCAATGCCAATGGTGAATACATGAACATTGGTGTATCTGGTGATGCTATCAGGACTGGTGCTGGACTCTTTGAGCAGATTGAGAGAGGAAATGTGTTCTACTACAATGACTTCTCGTTGAAGCTTATTGAGAATGCCCTCTATGACCTCTTTGCAGGAAGGACTGATTTCAATAAGAGAAAGGTGACTTTGAAGACTGGTGAGAAAGGTGGAGCCTTGTTCCAGAAAGCAGCCCTCAAGGATGGTTCTGGATGGAAAGCCATGTTTGACTTTGAAGGTACCAATCTTGGTCTCATTCAGAAGACTTCCAACAAGGCGGCTCCTTATGGTGGTGCATTGAAGGTTGTGGCTCCTCAGGTAACAGAGTTTGTGGCTCCTATGGGTATCGCAATCACTCTTGAGATTGACATGAGTTATGACAACATTAACCACAGTGGCTATAAGGTAATGCACCCACTGGGAGGTCCAGCATCCTCTTACATTTTTGATATCCTTGACCTTGGCTCAAGTGTTAGTCCTAATATCCAGAAGTGTAAGATTAAGGGACATCCAGAAGAGTGCCGTGGTTATGAAGCAGGTATGCGTAATCCTTTCACTGGTGCTTGGGACAATGACCACATGAGCAACGATGAGGATGCTGCAACTATCCACAAGATGGCAGACAGCGGTATTGTTGTTTGGGACCCAACAAGGACAATGAGGATTATTCCAGACATTCTTGAGTAATACAATACAGGCAGGGGGGTATCCCCTCTGCCATTTACTTTAACAAACCAAAAGAGTTCAAAAATGGAAAGAAGAAACAAGAACACTGAGATGAATGAAACAGAGGAATACAACTGCTTGAGAAACGAGATTGTGATTGTCAGAAAGTTGCCTAAGAACAACGGTATTGTCACTGACTCAAATCATATTTTGGGTGACGGTATGCATGATAATGCCATCAGGATTTTCTCTGTTCCAAAGATGCAAAAGAGCAACAACTTTGTGAATGTGCTCACCAATGAGGAGAAAGACTGTCTTGAAAGGGTAATGGGTCTTGAGAAAAACGCTTTATCAATCTACAAGCAACCAGCTGAAGAGAACTTCTGGAGTAATGCAAATCCAGCAGGACTCTCTACAGTAAGGCTTACAAAGAAAGACAACATATTGGACCTTTCCAAGCCCATTGATTACATTTCCTACAAGATTCTGTTGATGAACAAAGACAAGATTTGTCCCTCAATGCAAGATTATCAAAACATGCCAAGGGAAACCTATGAGTATGTTATCATCAGGGAAGGTGATGAGAAGAGAAATGCACAGGAAGGAACAGATGTCACCATCAACGCTTTCATGAAGCTTGGTAAGATTTCTGATGATGTTGATGTTCTCAGGCTTGTTGCTGAGACAATGCTTGGCAAGAAGTTCTCAAGCAACACATCGAGGGAATGGTTCCAGACACAAGTTTCAGACCTTATTAAAGCAAGCACCAAGAATGCCAAGATGTTCACAACTATTGTTGATGATGGACTTCTTGATGTCAAGGTTCTCATTCGCAAAGCCACTCTTGCTGGAATCATCGCTGACAGAGGTGGTTTCCTCTATGTCAAAGACACCAACACACCAATGTGCTCAGATGGTCAAGACCCAGTGTTCAGCAATGCAGCCAAGTGGCTTTCACTGCCAAAGAACCAAGAGGTTTTGTTCAGTCTTCAAGCAAAATTAAAGCAACAGGAATAAGATATGAACAACAGGGAATTTGACATAAGGTTTGACATTTATTGGAACAATATTGCCAGTAACAAGGCTCCAGGACTCAACACTTATGAAAAAAGTGTCCTCTTAACAAAAGCACAGGAAGATGTTGTGGTGTCCTTGTATAATGGCAGAAATCCACTTTTAGAAGGATTTGAGCAAACAGAGCAACTTAGAAGGTATCTTGCATCTATTATAAGAGAATGTTCTTTGTCTCCTCTAGAGCCTTCAGATGAAAATCCACTTCCAAAAGGTGTTGACCAGAAGTCAAAGTTCTTCAAGCTTCCAGAAAACCTATGGTTCATCACTTATGAATCAGCTTTCATGCCAGAGTCTGAGAACAAATGTGATTCAGGTGCTTTCCTAAAGGTTATTCCTATTACACAAGACCAATATCATAAAGTTAGAAAAAACCCTTTCAGAGGTGCTTACGGTAACAAGGCACTCAGACTTGATTTCAAAGACAACATTGTGGAGATTGTCAGTGAGAAAGAAATTGCTTCTTATTATGTGCGGTATTTGGAGAAACTCAAGCCAATAGTTCTTGAGACCTTTAATGAGGATATGACTATAGATGGTATTTGGGAAAAAACCGAATGTCAACTTGATGAATCCCTGCATGATGAGATATTACAGAGGGCAGTGGCTCTTGCAAAAACCATTTGGATAGATGGTAAAGGACAATAACCGTCTCCAGTAACAAACGGAGGCAAATGTATAACTTAAAACCTTTTTATTATGTACACAGAAAATCAATCGAGACAGCTTTATGTGCTGAATGCTACTACATCCAACATCAAGGATCCAGGCACACAGCCTAAGGACTCCACAGCTGCCAACAACCTCAGTGATTCAAGTCCTGCTGGAGCTGCAAAGCTCATCTGCAAGAATGATGAGGCATTCTTCTTCTATAAAGGCCCTCAGGGTGGTTTGCAGAGGTCTGACCTTATCAAGAAATGCAATGTGATGAGTGTGACTTGTACTTCAGCTGCAAGTCTTGCCCATAAGATGAAAGCTTACACTGTAAAATTCATCAGTGGTGTTACTCCTATTGTTGGACAGACTTACATGCTTACTCTCAACATCCGTGAGTTTATGTCAATGGACTACAACACTGTGCATAACAAGTGGGCTGTAACCAAAGCTATTACAGGTGACACTGCTCAGACTATTCTTACAAGGCTGAAGGCATCTCTTGACAAGAATATGGGAAGGGAACCTATCACTTATGTGACATCTGCTGTTTCAGGAACTGGAGCCAACGCAGTTCTCACTATCACAGAAGCACAACAGCCTTGGAGGCGTGGTGTAGCTACAGAGGAGTTTGTTAACTTTGAAGTGCTTGCTGCTACAGTTCTTGATGCTAACGGAGAAGAGGTTGAGTGGGCAACTGTTGAAGAAACCACCAATGGTACAATTCCCAACACTAGAACTATTGCAGATATGGAGTATTTCTTCCATAAGCAGAGAGGTGATATCTATGGTGAGTTTGGTTATCCTGACAATATTGACACAGAATATATGGTCAAGGCTGACAACACCACTGGCTACAGTGTGCTTGACATTCATTTCTATTATGAGGGCAACAGCATGAATGTTGGACACAGTGAGAAAACAATCACTTTTGTAGGTACACAGGATGCCATCAAGAAACTCATTGGTCATGCTGCAACCACTGGCCAGAGTGCCACAGCTGCTACTGGTCTCTATGCTTTCCTTGAGAACACTCCAGTAACCATTGAGACTGTGGGAACAGGTTGGTAAACTCTTTTCACTACTTTTCATAAACGTTTGTTTGACAAGGGGGATGGGGGTTTAGATATCCCCACCCCCTTTAACTTTAACACTTAATTGACCATGGTAATAATCCAACAATTCAGAATATCAGATGATGGTTTGAGAATGTATATCAACCTGAGGGTCAACGATGCCTCTTACTTTAAGGACAGATACATCACCAAGATAACCATAATGACAGGTGACAAAGTAACAGAGGCAACAAATTCAGCTTCTCCAACACAAGACTTCATTTATCAAGAGGAATTCAATTCTGAGGATAATTTGAGGAAACTTGATCTTGTGCTCACACCTGCTGAGATGAATGAGAATTTCACAAAGTCTAACTTCTCAACAGACTTGTTTTTCCTCTTTGTTGAGTGTGGTGGTTATATTGATGGTAATGTTCCCTGTAGGTTTGATGAGGCAGTGAACACAGCTGTTACTTTTGATGAGGGTCTTCTTTACCAGAAGGTGATGGCACTGACAAAGGAACTTGCTGACACCTGCAATGTATCTGCAAACCTTGTGGATTTCATTCTTCTGTATAATGCCTTGAAAGCTTCTATTGAGACTGAGCACTGGGTGCAGGCTGTTCAGTTCTACAACAGGCTTGTAGGCTCTGTGAAAGGAATAACAGTCAAAGGTTGTGGATGCCATGGATAAGCTAATCTACAATGTTTTGTGCCAGTATTACAAGACACTTGAGAAACTGGGTTACTACAGCTATGGTGATGTGTATCCTCTCTTAGTGCTTGTGTTTTATTGGAATTTTGTCTATAATGACTACAGGGGTCTTATATCATACAGTGATTACCGTCTCATAGAGAAGGCACTCAACTGTATCTACGGTAAATCATGTCTAACACCTTATCCAGATTACTTAAAGATGGGAAAACTTCATTTAGGAGAAATTACAGAGATTGGAGAGCGTCTTAGGGCTCTTGAGGATACAGAAGTCATCAAACCATATCCAAAGGGAGAGGTTGACTCTGAATCTGACATTATCATCATTCAGGAAGAAGAGGAGGAATAAATATGGCAAAGTACAAGGAAATAGTGTATTCTATCCTTGACCTCATTCATGAGACAAGCGATGACAGCACACTCACTGAGGAGCACATCATGTTCCTTGCAAGCAATTACAGGAGTTTCTTGTTGAAACAGAGGTATTATCAAGATATCAAAAGAGAGATTCCCAAGAGCAATTACCAGACCTTGTGCTTTGACCTTGAGAAAGTTGACGCTGTTGAAGGTATTCCATGTGAAGGTTTTTTTCTGAAAACCACACAGAAGATACCTGAGACAATGCCTTTTGGTACACAGAGGGTTTTTCCTGCTGGCATCTATTACAATGGTGACATCACATTCATCACTCCAGAGAGGATGAGGTATATAGGTTACAACAAATGGACAAAGAACTTCATTTATGCCTCACTAAGCCCTGAGAGATACTTGTACCTCACATCAAACAACCCACAGTACCAATACCTCAAACAAGCCAGTTTCTCAGCTGTGTTTGAGAAAGCTGAGGAGGCTTCTGAGATGGAATGTGAAAAAGGTAATGGTGAGGATTCGCCATGTGACATCATGGACAAGGAGTTCCCTATTGAGGATGCCTTGATTCCACCTCTCATTGAACTTGTACTCAAGCAGGTGGCTCCAACAGTCATTTTGCCACAAGACAAGGATAACAATGCAAAAGATGACCTTCCACAGAAAGCAATAGACATCAGGCAATGAGCTACAAGGAGTTTACAGACAAAGTATTGAAAAGAGGAAGTCATCCTTACAAAATCAAAGGATGCCTTGGCTCAAGGGATGCTTGGAACTGGGTGAGGAAAAACAGATGGGAAGCCACCGAAGGTAAACGATTCACCTCATCTGTTTATTCCTCTCTCATAAGCCTTGTGAATAAACTCCTTGCTGAAAAGGTTCTTGATGGACATGTTGTCACATTTCCCTACAGCATGGGTTCACTTTACATAAGAAACAACCCAATATTCATCAAGCCTGATGGCTCAAACAATTATGGGATTGATTGGAAGAAAACACTTGAGTGGTGGCATGAAGACCCTTCAGCATACAAGAACAGAAAACTCATCAGGAGACACAACAAATCCATATTAAGAGTATTCTTTCATAAAGGTGGGTTTAAGAATCAGAAGTATTATTCATTTAGAGTGAACAGAAGCCTCAAACAAGCTCTTGGAAAATTACAGGAGAATACTAAGGTGAAATCACTTGGAAACTTAACATGACACAACTATGGTAAGGGAAATCAACTACATCAACATAAGGGAGGTGCTCTCAAGGCTTCTCAGGCATCCTCTACTTCAAGAATGCAACCTTGAGCAAGCCATACAGTACACCATTGATTTCATGGGTATTTTCGGATTTCCAAATACTTATGAGCATAAGGAAACAGAGATACCTATTGAGGAGTTTAGAGGAGAGCTTCCATGTGACCTCATTAGCATTGACATGGTAAAAGACTGCAAGACAGGTATTGCTTTGAGGTCTATGACATCCATGTTTGACCCTAGAAGACACAAGCATCCCAAATTTCAGGAACTTCAGTTCAAGACACAGGGAAGGACAATCTACACTTCTTTTCCATGTGGTAAGATTCATCTTGCATATAGGGCAGTGCATGTGGATGATGAAGGATTTCCCATGCTTATAGATAATCCAAAGTATCTCAAAGCATTGGAGCTTTACATCAAATGTCAGGTGTTTACAATTCTCTTTGACCTTGGCAAGATAACACCACAGGTTCTTAACCACACAGAGCAAGAATATGGATGGGCTGCTGGACAACTTTCTTCTGAGTTCAAAATTCCTTCAGTATCTGAAATGGAGTCCATTAAGAATATGCTCAACCAAATTCTTGTAAGGGATGATGAGTTTATCTCAGGCTTCGACAGGCTTGGCAACAGGGAGACAAGGATTATTCATAATTCTGGCGCTGTTCCAGAGAACTCTTCTGCTCACATCTATCATGGAGATGTTGCCAAAGTGGTGGGTATTGATGCCTCTGAGGAAGAGCTTATGCAAGAAGAGAAGGTTGGTCCTCTCACTAATGCGGATATTGATGAAGTAGCAGACTAAGCCTATGAAGTTCCTTGATAAGAATGGCCTTGATTTCTTATGGGAGAAGATGAAGGCCCTTGTGAAACAGACATCTCCCCAAAAGCTCTCGCAGCTTCAGAATGACATGGGATTCCTTACAGGATTCATAGAGTGTGATCCCACAGTACCTGATTGGGCTAAGACTCCTTCCAAGCCCTCATACACTGCCTCTGAGGTTGGTGCCCTACCCTATGACACATTTATACCTTCAAGGACATCTGAATTACTCAATGACTCTGGCTTCCTCACAAGCCATCAGTCCTTGAGTGATTACTACAACAGGTCATATATAGATGCCGCTCTCCTCACAAAGGCAGATGTGAGCTCCATACCTTCTCTTACAGGATATGCCACACAGCAGTGGGTGCAAAGCCAAGGGTATCTTACCTCACATCAGTCTCTTGTAGACTACTACAACAAACTTGAGGTAGATGGTCTACTCAGCCAGAAAGCTGATATCAGTGATATCCCTTCCGTTGATGGCTTTGCTACACAACAGTGGGTAAACCAACAAGGTTTCCTGAAAGAGCATCAGTCACTTGATGACTATGCAACACAGTTGTGGGTGAACTCACAGGGTTTCCTCAAATCATCATCGTTGGCTACAGTAGCTACAACTGGTAGTTATAATGACTTATCTAATAAGCCAACTATTCCAACAGTACCAACTAATGTAAGTGCTTTCACTAATGATGCAAACTATTTAGTTGACCATAATGGTGTGATTTTTACAAGTAATACCAGTACAACCATAGTAGATGCCCAACAATCACATTCTTATATTAATGTAAATCCTACTGGAATAACTATAAGTACATCATTGGCTACAAATGGGGGCAATGTGGCTATTCAAACTCCTGTTGGTATGGGGCTTCTTGTTAATGGTAATTTAGTTCAAAACAAGGTTAGAATAGTTTCAGCAAGTGGCACTTCACTTACTGCTGCTGAAAACACTTATTATAGATTTGATACCGAAGTGAATACGTTGGCTGTTACATTACCAGCAATAGCATCAAATACCTATAGTGTTTCAATCATACTTAACTTCACTACAGGAACTACTCCTGCGTTGACTATCACTTCTGCAGACAGCACACCTATCGCCTATTATAATGGTTACTCGATAGATGCTAGCACTACATATGAACTCAACGCCATGTATAATGGATCTAAATGGATTGTGGCTTATGGAACTATTGAATAGAAGAAGAGTGATGTACAGCAATAAC